ATTGATTGAAATGGAAGAACATTATTTTGAGGACTGTCCGTTGATTGAATACTCCAATAACAAGAAACAGCGTGGAGATTTTGAGGGAGTTCTTACGCTGATCAATGCGTATAATCTTTTACAGTCTGACCGATTGAATGACAAAGAAGCACTTGCGGATGCACTGCTTGCTATCGAAAATGCTTCTCTTGGGGATGATGCGGACGAAAGAAGTGAAACAGCAGAATTTATTAAAAAAGAACGTATCTTGGAACTCCCGGAGGGTGGAAAAGCCTACTGGCTTGTGAAGACATTAAATGAATCACAGGTAGAGGTGTTAAAAAAGGCTTTAAAGGATGATATCCATGAGTTTTCAAAAGTACCTTGTCTGACGGATGAAAATTTTGTGGGTAATTCTTCCGGTGTAGCTATGAAATATAAACTGTTCGGTTTGGAACAGCTCGGAAAAACGAAGGAGCGATATTTTAAAAAGGGACTTCGTAAACGATTGAAAATGATATGTCATGTTTTCTTTATCATGGGTACCTATATTGATTATAAAGAAATAACCATGATTATGAAACGTTCCCTTCCGGTGGATGATGAAACACTGGCTAAGATTGCAAAGGAAACAGAAGGTTTTATTTCTTGGGAAACAAGACTGCAGCGTTATGATCCTGAACTGGATCCGGAGCAGGAAAGAGAACGTTTGATGAAAGAGCAACAGGCAGCAGCTGATGCAAATGCAAGAGCTTTTGGTTCTTGATTTTAAGAATTAACAGAAAGTGGGGACTAAAAAGTGGGATATGCTGATTACTGGATAAAACGAGCCGATGCAAGAATGGCAGAAGCACACAGCGGTTCTGATGAAGTGATCCTGCAGATATCGAAAGCGTATGAAGATGCAGTTTCACAGCTGAATAAGGATATTGACCGTTTGTTTTATCGTTTTGCAAGCGGTCAGGGACTGACGGAAGAACAGGCTAAGGAACTTTTAAGTCAGCAGTTATCAGCTAATGAGGTTAAGGAAATCCGGGAAAGGATATCTCTGATAGAGGATGAAGGAATCCGGAAAGAACTGGAAGCGAAGCTACAATCCACAATTACAAGGGCGAGGATAACGAGACTTGAAGCCTTAAAAGAAGATATATATATACAGACTTCCAGAATGGCAGATGTGGAGCTGAAGCTTTCCAGTGAAAGATATTTTTCTATTATTGAAGAGGAATATCTGCATAATGTATTTGATTTTCAAAAATATCTTGGATTTACCTACTCGTTCAGTAAGATTCCGGTAAATACCATTCAGGAAATTTTAAAGGATGACTGGTCAGGAAAACATTACTCTAAGAGAATATGGGAAAATTCCCTTACAAACGGTAAACGAATTGAGGAAACAGTGGAGCAACTTCTCCTGAAGGGGACGATGCTTGGAACCAACTCCCGGAAGATGGCAAGAGAGCTTGATAAGCTTACTAATACAGGAATGTATGCTTGTGAAAGGCTTATTCGGACGGAAACAACCTATTTTGTTGCAATGGCAGATAAGGAAGCAGCCAAACGAAGAGGTACTAAAAAAGTACAATTTGTTGCTACTTTGGATAATAGGACTTCTGATCAGTGCCGGGAGAACGATGGAAAGATAATTTCTATTGAAGAAGCAGTTCCGGGGAAAACCATTCCACCACTGCATCCGTTCTGCAGGTCAGTTATCATTGATGTAATTGAGGGATTGGTACATAAGGTTAGAACTGCAAGAAATCCATTGACCGGGAAAAATTACAAAATACCGGCAGATATGACGTATCAGCAATGGAATGATAAATATGTAAAATCAGGGAAACTGTTAGTGCCTGATATTCAAAATCCAATGATGCAGCAGTCAGTAAAGGATTTTGAGACAGCTTTAAACGATAATGATGATGGATCTAATGTGTTCCAAATGATGCGGTTCTGTAAGGATAACGCAACTTATATAGAAAATAATAATATGTCAGATGCTTATGCTTATGATATGGGAAGTGATGAGTTCCTTTATAATCCTACGCATGAGCACTTCAATGATTATGATATGAATTATGTGTATTCTCACGAACTTGCACACCGACTGGATGCAACATGGTGTCGCTCATGGGAAAGTAAGAAATTCCTTTCAGCCATTGAGGATACAAAGAAAAAATTATATAATAATAAGACACAAGTGGAAACATGGCTTCATGGTTCTGCAGGAGATGATGCAGGATTCAGTGATATAATCAGTGCATTATCGGAAGGGGAACTTGAAGGAATTGCAGGACACAGTAAAGAATACTGGTTAGCGGATGAGATGAATGCTCCGTTGGAAATATTTGCGAATCTCGTATATATAAAGACAATGAAGCCTACTGGTATTTCAGGAACTGAAGGATTCTTGAAAGAATTGTTTGAAGCATTGGAGGAACTGATATGATGTTTAAGGATGACCGGTTAAAGACAGACCCGGAATTAGTTGAACTTAGAAAACAGTATAATGAAATCGGGGAGCGGATGCCGGGATGGAACTGGGATGAATATCATAGTTTAACAGATTATAAAAAAAGAATGGCTGAGCGATTGAACCGGTTGAAGAAAGAAAAAAACATAGTTTATCCAGTTTAAAATCATGTTTTAACTGACTTTAAAAAGACCTTTGTAGGGTCTTTTTTTAGTGCCTGAAAAATCAGGTAATAAATAGAAACCTAATAAATGGAAAGGAGAAACCATGTACAGAGATGCAAAGAAAGAAGTGCCGGACAAGAAAGACTCCGGAGCCAAGCAGCCGGAAGAACAGGACACAAACGTGTCAGAAGAGGCACAGAGCGAGGAAGAGGAAAATGTTTCCGCACTTGATGAAGTTTTAAAAGACCCTGATTTAAAAGCAGAGTATGATGCACGTATTCAGGAAGCGGTAGAAGCTGCACTTGCAGAAAATCAGGATGGTACAGAAGAGGAAACTCCGGGAGCGGAAGAAGCGGATGAGCCGGAAGATGAAACATTGGAAGATGAAATTCCTACAGAGGAACAGAGAACACAGGATTTAGATGCCAGAGAAAAAAGCCTTTTAGCAAGGGAGCTTAAAGCGACAGCAATCGAAGAACTTGCAAGAGAACAGCTTCCAGCAGCATTGGCGGACTGCTTCAATTATGAAAGCGAAGAAGCTTTTAAACTTTCCAAAGAAAAGGTTGTAAAAGCTTTTCAGGAAAGTATTAAAGAAGCAGTCAACGCAAGACTTAGAGGGAAAAAGCCACCCAAGACTTCGGGGGAAGGTGCAAAATCAGGAAATGTAAGAAAGAATACATTTTCAGAAGTAATCAATTCACAGAGATCAAGAAGATAACAGGAGGAAAGTTAAGTTATGGCTAGTGAAGGATATTTAAAAGATGAGCTCTCCGGTGCGGTGCCGGAGGATATTGCGAAGGAGATTGTTAAGGATGTCGCAAGAGGGTCAAGTATTTTGAGACTCTGTAAAACCGTTCCTATGGATGGAGAAAAGAAAAAAGTGCCGGTTATGACAGATGGTGTCGGTGCTTACTGGGTAGGAGAAGGGGAACGTATTAAGACTTCTAAACCAACATGGATTTTCCCTGAACTTACCGCTAAGAAACTTGCGGTAATTATTCCGGTAACAAAAGAAAAACTGGAGGATACGATTTTTGATGTATTCGGGGAATTAAAAGAAGCGATTGCGGAAGCTTTTTATACTGCAATCGACTCTGCAGCTTTGTTTGGTACAGATTCTCCTTTTGCAACTAATGTTTTCAAGTCTGCTACAGATGCTGAAAATATTGTAGTAAGAGGTACCAATGAGAGATTGGATCTTGATGTGTCAGATACAATGGCACTGGTTGAGGATAGTGGTGTAGATGTAAATGGATTTACAGCTCATTACGGTATTAAAAATGACCTTCGTAAGTTGAGAGATGCAAATGGTAATGCGTTATATGTTCCGGGAACCGACCAGAATGAATTTTATTCCAATCCTATCGACTTCTCCAGAAATAACGCATGGGACAAGACCAAAGCAGAAATTATTGCAGGTGACTTTGAAAAAGCTCTTGTGGGTGTACGTGATGGCATTACTTATGAGATTTTGAAAGAGGCTACATTGCAGGGAACTCTTGATGAAGATGGAAAACCTATCTCTCTTGCAGAACAGGATTTAGTTGCTATCAAAGCAACCATGAGACTTGCGTTCCTTGTTGTTAAGGATGAAGCATTTGCAGTATTAAAACCTGCTACATAATAGTTAGAGGAGGAAATAAACAATGGATTTAAAAACATACAGAAGATCGGATGGTTACACTATTAAAGCAACACCAAAAGCCTACAATCTGTTTTACAAGAAGCAGGGATTTGTGGAAGTAAAAGAAAGCGAGCAGGGAGATGATATTTCAACTCTTGGTGTAAAGGAGTTAAAAGAACGTTTATCTGCTGCCGGAATTACTTTTAAAAAGAATGCCAAGAAAGAAGAATTGGTTGCATTGCTTCAGGGAGAAGCACCTGAAATTGAAACGGAAGAAACAGATCAGGAATCTGAAGCTCCGGATACAGAAAATGAAGGTGCAGGAGAAGAAAACGGAGCTGATCAGGAGTGAAAAGATTTGCAGGAAAAGTAAAGTGTTATGGAACTGCTTTGTGGAGTCTGTTGGTACATGGTATTTGGGTACCGCACGTATTTCAGGATGAATATGAAGATGCAATTATAATTGCTACAGATAAAAGCTTCCGGGTTTCTGACAATTACGAGCATACATCGGATGAAAGGGTGTATGCTCCTGCAATTTTGATAAGAAGCAGATGCATCTACTGTGGAAAGCAGGAACTAAGTTGGATGCAGGGCAGAGGAGAAAATATCAGAAAGTTATTCGGATAGGAGGCAGTTATATGGCAGTAATTGATGATTTGGCTATTCGTGTTAGTGAAGCCGGTACCGATATTCTGCAGCAGGCTGTAAATGATGCGGAAGGAATGATACTGGATGTCTGTAACAGGACATCTATTCCGGCAACAATGCAGAACTTACAGTTATCACTTGCGGAAGTATATGCAAGACGGATACTGGCAGCAGGAGAAGATAGCAGGTCAGAGGGAGATGTAAGTGTTACAAACTCATATTCCAAAGACATTCCGGCAGATTTGATGAAACGTATTATGGCACGTAGGAAAATGAAACAGGCGGTGGTTGCAAATGAAGCTGCGAAGACAAACTAAATGCTATTTGAAAAAACGTGTTGTAAATAAGGGAACGGACGGAGAAAAATATGTTACGTTTTCCGAAGATTACACAGAAATCAAAGCAACAGTCTATTCCGGTTCCGGTCAGCTTATAAGCGGTCAGATAGGTAACGTGCAGCAGTATCAGAAGAAACTGCTGTATGATGAACCTTTTGAAATTACAAATGAAAACGGAGTGGAAACGTATTGGTTTAAGAATCGTACCTTTTGCATGGCTGCCGGTGATGGTGTGTGCATTTATGCAGCACCGGACAAAAATCCGGATTACAAGGTTATCGCAATCTTTCCGGTAGGACATTTGAAGATTATGTTGGAGAAAATATGATTGAAGGAATGGACGCATATCTGGCAAAGCTTACCCGGTTATCGGACATTGAAAAAGAGGTTTTTCAGTCAGTAGATGAATGTGGGGAGTTTGTCAGGGATGATGCAAGATTAAGGGCACCGGTGGATGTTGGAGATTTGAGAAAATCCTTAGATCATACAACGGAAACAAAAAGTGAAGAAATAATCAGTACGGTTCATACCAGTTCGGATCATGCTGCTTATGTGGAATTTGGTACCGGGCAGGTGGGAGCTGCAAACCATGAAGGTACTTCTCCAAATGTTTCAGTGTCTTACACAATGGAGAAATGGAGAGGGGTTATTCCGGGACTGGTCAGTGAAACGGATTCAGGAATCCGTTATATTGCAGGTCAACCGGCTCAACCATATCTCTATCCTGCATTAAAGGATAATGAAGTACAGCTTGAAGATAAGTTAAAAGCTGATATTAAGAAAGCACTGGAGGAAAAGAGTAGATGATAAATCTGAAAGGGAAAATATCGGATGAGTTGGAAAAGATGGTTGCAGAGCAGAATGTTGGTGCAGATGTTTCCGACAGTTTTCCGGATGACTGGACGAAAGAAACACAGATTCAATATACCGAAGAGCAGAACCGGGCATATGAAATATCTGGAAATAAATGTGTGAGTTCCTATGTCAGATTCAGGATTGATATATGGAACACCAAAAACACATCATCTCTTGCCGGTTGGGTAGATGAGAAGATGAATGGGGTGCTTGGATTGAAGAGAACCGATTGCACCGACAATAATGAACCGAAAAGAAAACATAAGATTATGAGATATGAGGGCATTGTCTATGAGGCAACTGGTAGAGTATGC